TTGTTAGCTAGAATATTGAGTGCGGTAAGTAATGGATTAGTGGATGGTTCTTTTTTTGCCACGAATGAACTCCTCTAATATTCTTATTAGTTTCAACACATATCTCGTAGATATCTTTGTGTCTGGTTCGTGTTCCGTGGTTTTTTTGTCATGTTCAAAGTGACCTGCACCCATACACTCTTTGCAGGTTTGTGTCTCAGAGTAAGGAATGATTCTTACATATCCATTACCACTACAATTTCTACAAATCTTATAAGGGTCACCGTATTTCATTTCTTTTTTTAATTTATTTTTTTTCATAAGTAAAGGGTTTTTTTCTTGGGTTGCGATTCTTTGGCCAACGACACTCAAACTTCTGTACTACAGTGTTTTCTAAATCTTTCTCGTCACCAGTTACAATTAATATATCATGCCCATTTTCATGAGCATGGACATGATGCGTTATATAATTATTAACTTTAATCGTTCTCTCATTCTTTTTTAAATCATCAAGATAATTATCAAGATCAATACAATCTTTATCACTCATCATTTTCTATTCTCCGTATAATCATCGAGTTTATGATAATGTTCATTATCTCTTAAAATTGCAATTGCATCATCGCAACTTTTGATTATATTTTTTTGGAGTTTATCTAGACTTTTTTGAGTTTCGTCTAAGTTTTTTTCCAACCTTGCTATGGTTGCTTTTAGTTTTGCTACTTCGTCCATTTAAACTCTCCTTTCCAATTAAACTTTTATCCATTTTTAAAATGTGTTGTTTGTATTCAGTAATAGTCATTTTATTTTTTAATGCCTGGTACTCAACATATTCATTCACAAGTTTTGAAATCATAGATGCAGGTGATCTAAACTTTTGATTACATAGTCCCTGTAAAACATCGTAATCTGGTTTTCTAACTGCAACTGATTTAAATTTATTTATATCCATGTTTTTTTAACTCCTCTTTCATTTGTGCTTTTGTTTTTATTCTTGGATTAGGTAATACAATATAGAATCTTTCAAAGTATGGATTGTTATCACTAAAATCCCAACCCATCTTTTTACTTAATCTATGATGAGCTGCGTATTGTTTTTCTTTCCAATCCATATCACTTACTTTTATAATAGCCATATTGATGCTCCTATAATTAATGCTAGCTTTGGAAACATAATTGTTAAAACAAATAAGATACCGATTAACCATAACCAATCACTCATCTGCTCTCCAATTCATTCATTGCTAGCTGTGTACATAGATCTGTTGGTAAAGGTTTAACATATTCATCTCTGACTTTGACATGAACATTTTTTAATTTACCAGCAATCTCATCAAAGTTAGTTCCTTCTGATAGCGCAATGTCTATCTTCTCAACTAAACCTTTGAACATTCTTGATTTACTTTTTAACATTGTTTTTTCTCCTATCCCATGCATATAAGAAATCCCATGGTAAGTGTCAAGCTTTATTTTGTGCTATTATGTGTTATGAAAGAATTTTTTATGATGGGTGTTTTATGTATGATCAACCCAGTTACATCGATGAACCAATGCATGTACATCCATGAGGATCCAATAATATATTACTCAGAAGAGGACTGTAAAATTGCAGCAGTCAAAAAAGTCAATGAAATGGGGACTAATTTAACCTCTCAAGGCTTCAATGTTTCTCAATTAAGTATCAGGTGCGTTGTTGACAAGTCTAAGTTAAACACTTGATTTAGTACAACTTTTGCGATAAGATAATCTTATGAAGCAATATCGCTTTCAATGTTATGCAGCTGGACTGTATTTTACTAGTGTCGTAAACGCTGCTGACGATGAGGCTGCGATAAAAGGCTTCACACAGAATCTTTCTGATAAAAAGTATTCTGTTAAACCGGATGGTTTCGGTCGTGGAATGCGTCGATTCCATTTAACTTATGAGGAGCTAGATAATGGCACTACAGAAGTTGATAGCCGAGAAACTAGCGCTGGAGTCCAAATGGGCCAACCAAGCGTTGTCACAGGGTAGAGTTACTCCTGACATGAAGTGGATCGATATCGAAATTAAAGATCTTAAAGTTAAGATCAATGATCAAAGCGTAAAAGACGCTGAGATGCTGTTTAAAAAAACTGGTTAATTACTAGTTTTTATATTAATTTTCTAAAATCATTAATTTGGTAAGGTGCCTTACGCCCGCTTTTTTAAGGTCACACTCTGCACAAAAATATTCTTTTTGTTCTATAACTACTGCTTTACATTTACAGATTTTACATTCTCTGTGAATAGATGAGGAACTTTCTCTGTATATTTTTTCATTTTTCCCTGCCATAGTTTCTCCATTAGTTGTGTCATGTCTGGATGAAGTTCCCAGCACAAAACATTTAATCTTGAAAAAAAATTTACCTCTTGGTCTGATCTAGCAACATAAAAGAAACTAGCATCTCCAAACTTTTTAATAGCTTTAAAACGATGATTACCATTTCTTAATTGCATTTTATCATCGACTACTAAAGGACAAAGCAATCCGTTCTTTTCAATATCAGATCTAACAGTCGCTTTAAATTCTACGTGTGTGTTATGAATTACTTTAACATCTTCAAATTTTTTAATTTCTAATCTTTCTTTAAAGACCATATACAATGGCCATATAACTTCACCGTGACCTGCAATTACATTTTTATGAAGCTTGTCCAAAGTCATCTCCTAATGCAACATCAACTTTACTTGGCACTTTAAAGTCCATACATTTTTCCATTGTTTCTTTTACTACTTTTACATCATCTTCTGTCTTTATGTCAAAGCATAGCTCATCATGAATTTGTATTTTAGGTAAATAACCTGCCTCGTAACAGCTTAAAATAGCTTGTTTTGTTTGATCTGCAGCAGATCCTTGTATTAATCTGTTTAATGCTTTGTAAGTAAATGCTCTTTTAATGTTGTTTTTACCGTATTTTGCTACTGCATTTTCAAACGTTTCTGGTGTATGGATACCAAAATCTTTAGGTTCCCACATATCAAATCTACACTTACGACCTTTTTTTGTACGAATTACACCTTCATCGTTTGCTTTTTTCATACATCTATCGGATAATAGCTTCACAAATGGAACCTTTCTATTATATTTTGCTATTAGCGCTGACGCTTCTTCTGTTGATAAGCCAAGAGAATTGGCCAACTTATTCTTTCCCATTCCGTACATTAATCCTAGCCCTATCGTCTTTGCTTGTTTCCTTTCTATTCCTGCTAAATCAGCTACGGTTTGGTGAAAGTCTGTTTCAGAATTAGAATACGCCTCTACAAGTTCATTAGAACCTTCGTACCCGTCGCCTATAGAGGCTGCGTAGTGAACTACCATTCGTGGTTCTTGCTGACTGTAGTCAAAGCTACCCCATCTACATCCTGCTTCCGGTAAGAAGAGACCTCGGATTTTTGGTCCAAAATCTTTGTTACGTGCTGGTAGCTGTTGAAGATTAGGATTAGCCATAGACAAACGGCCGCTGACAGTCCCACCACTGTCAGACCTAAGCTGATTGATCTCGCCATGTATTCTCCCATTGTGTTCGTATTTTAAAATTGAATCTAGGAATGTACCATGAAACTTGTTGATCTCTCTAGCCTGTGCTATAAATTTACTAATTTCGTGTTTCGAATTAGCTAACCAATTGGATGTAAAAGATGGCTCATGAGTTTTGTCAGTACGTGGATAATCTATGCCTAGTTTATCGTAGGCTTCTGCTATTTGTCGTGCTGCCCATATGTCTATGTCTTTTCCTACTAGCTGTTTTATTTTTTGTAAAAATTGTTTTTCCTGAGCCTGGAAATCTTTTTTTAGTTGATGTGCTTTATCAACATCAACTCGAACACCTTTCTCCCTCATCTCTATCAACACAGGAAGTAGTTTAGTTTCTAAATTCCATACAGTCTCAAGATTTTGATTGTATAATTCTGGTTTAAATCTCTGCCACAATAGGTACGTGAGACGTGCATCTTGTTCCGCATAGAACCCAACATGTTCTGCAGGTAACTTCCACATCTCCGCTTTAGGATCAATACCGTGATCTTTTGCAGCTTCTTTTAAATCGTTTTCGGACTTTAGCTCACCAAGATAATCTTTAGCTAATGCGTTTAAACTATAGGACCATCTGTTTTCATCAATCACAGCAGCTGTGATCATTGTATCTACTATTTCACCTTCAACCTTTATACCCATGTGTCTTAGCCATCCAATGTCGTATTGTGCATTGTGAAATATTTTTCTTGCGGGTAACTTACATACATCTTTCATGTATTGAATAACTTGTGGTTCAATCATATTACCACCACCAAAATGTTTAAAAGGAAAGTAACCTTGCCAACCCTCGACAGCTACAGCAAAACCAATTACGTAACCATTACCAGTTGCCCAACCTGCACCTAATTTATTGTTGATACCATCATCTCTTGTCTCCAGGTCAATTGCGATCTCATCATAACCTGATAGATCTTTATATTCTGATGGGCAAGACCAAATATGTTTTTTAAAATTAAATGTAAATTGTAATCCTGTCATTTTTTCCTTGGTTCGTATATGTGTTTATCTTTAATTAATTTGTTTAATTTTTCTTTGTTCTCGAACGCATACAAACAACCCTTATAATCATGAGGAAATATTTCCCAATTAACTAACATTGGGTAAACCTCTAATGTGAAGTTATGCTTTGCTACTGTTATTTCTTTTCTTATTATATTTGCCATCCATATCTTTCATTTTCTTTTTCTCTAATTCACAGTAATGAATAATTTTATCCAGATCTTCTATTCCATTTTTTAATAAATACCTGCAAACATACTTAATAACGTTACCCTGGAAGAATGATAAGTTATTTTTACTAATAAATTCATAAGGTTGTATGTGAAACTCTTTATAATGATTCCCACCTATCTGCTTGTCTTGTGGAAACACTTTATCAAACATTTCTTTATCTGACATTTAAACTCCACAAAGGCCTTCGCACTCTTGGTTAAAGAGATCTGGCCCGTCATCATTTTTGAATTTAACTTGATCTAAAGGTACACACTGTCTGTGTACAAAGTTTTTTACTTTAGGATTATGCATACGCATCTTTTTATCAAATTCTACAGCAGATGCAAATTCTTTTGGTCTGTTATCTCGCATGTCTATCCAGAAGTTGTCATCATGAAAAGGACAGCCAATACAAGCACTCTTAACTGGTATTTTAAATCCTTTACCTTCATACCATTTCAAACAATCTTCTCTAGACATTTTTTTATCTATAAGTGGCCACACATTTTTCTGCCACCAAAATCTAGATGGTTTCATACGCATAACTTCATCAGTTGATATGCCAACCCAAACTTCTATATGTTCAGTTTTAGGAAATCTTTGTCTTGGTTTAAGTCCACATAATTCTCTAATCTTTTTTGCAATTGGAGTAATCTTGTATTCTCTTGTGCATTGTCTACGACCCATACCTTTTTTACCTTGTTCGTTTAAAGTATAGAAGGGTGCAGAAGCAAATTGGTTACCACCTGGTGCGAGAGCCGTGAGGATGTCATCTTGAATATTGCCTTTCTTAACAATGTGTACAGGGTAACTTAGAATGCTTCTAAGGTACTCAAGATGTTTTATTACAGGTTCAGGTTCCCAACCCGTATCAGCAAATACAGCTGCATCAGGTTTTACACCGAACTCTCCAGCATCAGCCATCAAGGCCATTGTAGAGCTCTGTACGCCCGCTCCAAGGCTTAGTATTCTTAGTTTTGGTTCTTTGTTATTTTCCATATTGACCTTCCTATTTCTTCCGCGATTTTGGGGATGATAGCATTGCCCAATCCCCTAAGTCTGTGTGCCCTGCCGGGTACCCCATTAGCCACTCTACCCACATCGGGTTCAGAGAGCCAGTCTGTTTCCCGCAATGTCCAGCTACGACTTCCTCCAGATTTGATTTGTTTCTGTTTGCTAGTTTCTCCCTGTTCTTCTCTGTTATGTTTGGAAAAACTTTGTTTGCTCTTGGAGTCGGCCACATTAGATCTGGATGCGCTACTTGATCGTTGATGCTGATTGGTAACTTCTTTTCTAGTTTCATCCTCATTCTTTTCTCTGATGCTGGACCTCTCATACAATTCGCGTCTGGTGTTCTCCATAGTCTCATAGTCTCTGGATCTACTTGTTCTCTCAGGTTGGAGGGTCGTGTTCTCCCCTTCCTCTGCCCTGTCATTAATTTTATCGTCCCTTCTTTTGATCTTGGAGGTAAGTGATCCATTGTATTTGGAGTAGCCCACAATCCAGACTCTTTCCCTTTTGTGTGGGGCACCGACGCCTGCAGCTGGAATAATAAACGTTTGGATTTCGAAGCCTTCACTTTCCAAGTCAGAGCACACTGTTTCGAAGACCATGCCGTCTTGGATGTTAATAAGTCCTCGCACATTTTCTGCAATAATGAAGGTGGGTTTGACTTCTTTAATGACTCTAAACATTTCTGGCCAGAGATATCGATCGTCATTAGTTCCTTTTTGTTTTCCTGCAACACTGTAGGGCTGGCAGGGGAAACCACCTGTGAGGATGTCGACGGGTTCTTTAATGTCTTTTGCTTCCAATTTTTTAATATCATTATATATCTTAACTCCTTTCCAATGTTTTTGCAGCAACATTCTGCAATATTCTTCTCTTTCACAAAAGGCTATTGTTTTAAAACCTACCTTTTCTAAACCTAAACTAAAACCACCGATACCACTAAATAGATCTAAATGATTCATTTGTTTCCCTGTACGTATACTAAATAATCTTCTCCAATTGGATAATGATATTTATAATCAGTGCTTAATAAATGTAGACTATCTCTTGCTCTTGTTACACCTGTATACCAAACTTTCTTTTCATTTGATTTTTCATCTTTATCTTTGTGTCTGTAACTAGATGGCCAGTTAGCTTTTGAATATAACAGCACATGATTAGCTTCATCTCCTTTGACCGAATGTATAGTATCTATAATGACATTGGGTGGCTCATCCAACTTAGCTTGTTTGTATCTTTTTAATAATCTTAGAAAATAAATCACCTGTCTTGGTTTGAAATTACGTCTTAGGATCCACCACCAAGCTTTCTTTTGTGCTTCATCAGGTAGATCTAACCCACACCATTCTTTAAGTGTAGTAAAATCATATCGCTTATAATCTGGTTCCCTAGACCAAAACTTA